TAAAGAATTACAAGCCAATCTCTTTAGCTGTACCAGCAAAGTCTTGCTTATCTGGGCCATCTGCCTTGGGACCGGGTGATTCTCCTCCAGCCTCAAGCATACTATTGAGTTTGTCTTGTTTCGGATTAGTAGCCACGACATCTGACTTCCATCCGGTTTTAGATTTGAATTCAGTGATGACTGAGATAACTTCATCTGCAGTACCACGGTTATAGACTTTAGACAAGTGAGGTCTAATGTAGTCAGGCTGAGTGTTGATCCACGAAAGAAGTTTTCCTGAAGCCACGATCTCATCCAACTCGGGATGTGTGTCAGTGATCTTCACGTAGTGAGGTGATGGACCTGAAGGTTTGACATCGTCCCCGGCCTTGGGATCTTTGTCGGCTTCGGCTGGATCTGGTTCAGGGGTGGGATCTTTGACCGGTGCCGGTGCTTTAATGCCATCAAGTTTACGTTCCAAGATGTCAGCAAAGTCTGCCAGTTCCGGGAAGTTCTCCCTAAAGAGATCCATTTTTTCCTTGTCACTCATGTCTTGTTCAGCTGTCTTGGTGGCCTGCTTCTCTTCACGTTCCTTCAGAAGTATTGCAACCTGATCCTCCAACTTTTTGGATTTCTCATTGGCAGCTTTAATCCTGCCATCCCAAGATGCTGTACGTTGTTTCTCTTTCGTGAGCTCTTTATCAAGCTCTTCATACTTTGTTTGCCAATCGGTTCCCTGATTATCGTTAGCCGGCTTTGCCGGGACGGGATCAGTTTCCTGTTGGTCCTTGTTGAAAGCATAAGAATCGTCGGAAGGTTTCGTTGACTGCTCTCCTGTGGCATCCCCTGCCTTAGCAGCCTCTTCATCCTCCTTGGCTTTCTTTACACTTGCTTCAATTTCCTCGTCAGTCTTTCCAAGGACTTCTTCAAAAGCATCCTCGAACTCTGATTTCTCTTTGGCTCTAACCTCTATCATTTTGTCTAACTCGGACATAGTGTCCTCCTTTGGGGTCCATAATGGATATCCCGAAAATGTGTTTAGGTGTTACGGTGTCGGTGTCGACCGGTCGGCTTACCTAATTGAAAGCTCCATCAAATTGAGATTTGATTTGCTCCCTGGTCAAGCCCTTCAGTAAGTGTTTTACCTCCCGAGCTTGACCTTGAATTGTTTTGTATTCATTCCCCTCTGCACTGACGAGCTTCTCCTTCAACGTGTCATATCTGCTATTGAGCAGACCGACAAGGTTGGTGTAGGTTTTGCCATCTGTGTAACCTCTGAGGTTCTTGAAGTATTGTTCTTCAGTAATTTTAGACAATCTGTTTCTCCTGTACCTCCTGTGTATTCGGTGGAGTTCCCCCTCCAGGTAATTGGATGTTAAACATTTGAATTGTTCGTTCGACTGCATCCGGTACATGACCAGACGACTCGGCCTTCATAGCTTCGATGAGCATACCTTGATCCTGCTCACGTTTCTGAGCCTCACCCTGCTGCTTCTCCATCATCTTAACTTCATTCTCAGATCGGATAAAGCCAAGCTTGTCGAGGTCGAACACCTCTGCCAATTCACGTAACAGAACGTCACGTTTGATATATTTCTGATCGTATTCGTTTGAAGTCAAGGCCAAGAACTGGTTGATCTGCTCCATCTTTACTTCCTTGGCTATCAAGGATTTAGATCCTCGGGCCACGATGTTGAAGTCACCTTTGATGTTCTCTTTGACGTTGAACTCCATATTCCAGAAATACATTGATTTGATAAACGGCCGGGTCACACCTTCATCAAAGAAGTGGACCTGATCCTTGAGTGTAATGTTAGCAGCACCCATAAGCATTGACATGCCTGTGGCCGTCTTAGCTGCAGCACCCTGCATCTCGTCCATCCCGGACATTGCCCGTGGAATGGTTGTTGATTCATCGGCAGTTTGCTGGAAGAACTGAACCAGGTTCAGGAACTCATTCGTATAAGAAGGTAACTTCGTGACACGAATGGCCTGTGTGTTTGCATCGATGCCTGATCCTATCCTCTGGAAAACCCGGAACGGAAATAACTCCGTCGGATCTTCTCCGTCTGCCAAGAGGTCGATGTTTGCCTCGATAATGGGGCCGGCTGCAATAGCAGCATTGTCAAGCATAGCTCTTATACTGGCATTGTATAATTGCTGTGGGTCTCTCATTATCTCAGGGATACCGTCACCGAAGATGCTGGTTTCGTCCTTGTCGAAGTAATAAAAGTAGTAGGGTATCTCAGCACCCTCGACGGGGCTGACGATAGCTTTGATGATTATGTTGTCGATCATCCAGATATTGCATGCTACTTCTGGACCCATCGATAACCAGACTTCGTCTTCAACCGTGGGCAGTAATGTCCGGGCATCGGCCACGTCCATAAAACCCCAACGTTCGTGAACTTCGAACTTCTCTTTCTTCGGGGGACTGGTGTCACCGTCAGACTCAGAGTTTGAACTCATCTCACGAAAGTCTTGCTCATATTGTTTATACACGGCATTGCCGTCTCTGTAAGCATCCATGAAAGCTCGGATGGCTTCACCATCAAAGTCGTCTCGAAGGGATAACTTATAAAGGTTGTTCTTACTGAATAAATGTTTCTGCCAGATATACCGGGCATCCTTTATTCTCTTTGCTGACTGATCCGGATAGATGTCCCATATAGAAACGAACTGAGCCGTAGGGATCATTCGTTTTATGTTGACCTGTTTCCACGTGTCACCAACTTTATGCCAACGTTTCTGGGTTATGATCTTGACCTGTGGTCCTTTGAGAACTCCTGTGCCGTACAGGTGACCCGAGTGGACTACGTTTCGAATAACTGTTCTGTAATCGAATTCATCCAGCTGGTCGGCAATCTCTGTCTCCATGGCAGCAGCCATGTGATCGGCCTGCTTGTAGACAACATCCTTGACCTCTTCCTCCGACGGCATCTGCCCACCGGACTGTTCCATCATCTGACCAGCAATATCCTGTATCATCTGAGGATTGAGATCCGGAACCGGTGTTGGTTCAATAGACCAGTCCTTGTCTTCGTTCGATGGAAACTTAATGTCCATCATACGAGCATCATAGGTTTTAACCTTCGTCCGAGTCAACCGGATGAAAGCTTTAGATCTGTTCGGGTGTATCCGAGCTTTTGTCTCGGGGTCATACTGACCACGATACTGACGAAGGGATCTCACGAACCGACGTTCATCGAACAGCTTTGAGGCCTCTGCCTCCTGCCACTCTGAATGTAGTGCTGTACCTATGTCAGACTGAAAAGGAGCCAACGAATTAATCTGAGGTTGGGGTTCCCCCTCTACCTCGGGCTGGTCTTTTATCTGATCGAAGGTGTCATTGAATTCATCTACCATTGTTATTAGTCCTTAATATCCAGCCGTCGAACAAGCCGGTTGTGTATGTTTTTGCCTACGTGCAGTATTCTTTGCAAACATCTTGCCTTCAACAAACTCCATGGCAGCATACTGCAAACCTTCGTGCACGTGAGAGTAAATGTTCTTTTCAGGTTTCTCTTTCCACTTAGTCCCCTTGACTGTGGTTGAGACTTTCTCATACTTAAATTCCGATAGGAATCCTTTTCTGATGATAGGGCATTGATCTGTGACATAAAATCCATCCTTCTTTCGAAGGAAGAAAACCACGGACTCAAACCTTTGAGCAGTGTTATTGGTCTTGCCAAGAGATACCGGGAGACCGGCTTTAATGAGGATATCCCGAGCAGTCTTCTTATCAGTCTGGGCACGTTTATTCTCCGGGTCGAGTACGATCCGAAAATCAAACCCACGATAGTTGTTTCGTAGGTGGGGCCAGAGTACATCGTGAGCAAATTCATTGATGGAACAATCCTCGGTAACCAGTTCGTCAAAGCAAACCAGTTGCCCAGAAGAAGTGAACTGAGTGAAAGCTGCAGCTGGGGTGAGTCCAGTATCCATCCCAATGACAATCGGAATTCCTTTTGACACCTCGAAAGGCTTATCTGTAAAGTGTGCCCGGTCATCATACATCTTGTACACGGGCTTTCCTGCTCTGAGGTTTCCGTAATTATTAAGAACGAATACGGAGATCCAGTCGGGGTCGGCACCTTCAACCTGATCAACATAGTAATCCTCCGATAAGTTTTCGATGTTATCAGCATTCGGGTTAATCTTGTACCAGTTGTCTTCAGCATCCTTTACAAAGCCCTGTTGCTTCGAGCACATGTTGAGTGCCGGTGGCTGTACGTAGAAGGTGTGATTCCTGGGCTTCTCTTCTTCAGCAATCTGATATAGCCAATGCTCTGTTGGGATCGAGTTGTAATCGTGAATAATGAACGGCTCAATCGATCCGATCTTGCCGTACTTTTCCACGTACTTCTTGTATTCATCCCGATAGTCTGGGTGCACCTTATCAAGTGTGAACCGTTTTGGATACCGATTGATACGAGACTTGAGCATCTGATAAACCCCTCTGGGAATCTCAGCTGTCTCATTAAGGTGAGCACCATTGATCTGCAGTGACTGCAATTTATTTACGTCTTCCTCTCTATCAAGAGCAAGGAAGACGAGTTTCATTTCGATTGATGTTTTCCCGTCCGGGTGATTCATTCTCACGATACCCCGGATAGGTATGTCATAAACAATCTCTATGGTTGGGCCAAACCAATCGTTGACCCATGAATCGATAGTAGTTGATTTCAGGTTAGGATACGATGCCCGTAGCACGGCATACTTAGACCGTCGGACCCCGTCAAGACCCGGTGCCTGCTTCATTGCATTCAGAAAGATATGCAAGATGCATCCACTTGACTTGCCAGATCCCACACTGCCACGTATAAATATGTATTTATTTATGTCCATGTGGACTTGAGCAAACGTGTTGTTTGCCGTATAGTCTAAACTAAAATCTACCATCTCATCCTCCCATGAGTTATATGACTTCTATTGTATAGAAGAAAGCACTGTGAGTTCCACCACCACCACTGGCATCCAGTGTGAAGGTAACAACCATAGTATGCTTTGCATTGATGTAGGCAGCTGTTGTCGGCCGGTCAAACCAGACCGAGACGACGTAGTCACTTGACATCGAGTTTGTGTTTATAAGTTCTGACGTGGTTTCCGTTTCGGTAGCCAACGTGTCAGAGTCTGCAGGTTTCACCCTACCTAAGTAGGTCTTAACTACGGCTGAGGCCACGGTACGACCGGAGGGCATTGCATCTTCGAGATCGAAGGTGAACGGCCCCCAGTCTGAGGCATCAGCTTGAAGTGTAATCTTACCTGATTCAAATTCAAGCTTCATGGTTTATTCCTTTTCAGGTTTGTCGTCACTCTTCTTAATTGTGATCTTGCCGTCAAGGGCATCAGTAATATTTATATGCAGGGATCTCATGTTATTAAATGTCACTCTGTTTCCCCGTTCCTCTTCGATAAAATCTTGAATAAGCTTTGTGACTACTTTTTTAATGTCTTCCATTTTAAATCTCCTTCCAGATTTATAATTTGGTTGAGTGTGACTCAGTGGGATTTTCAAGGGCAGACAACCTGACCATGATATCCTGCATCTGAGTTTGCATTAATATCTTTTCAGCTTCGAGCTGATCGATTCGAGCTTTCTGGTTCCTGATCTTCACAGCACCGGCTTTGATCATGGTGTGCATTTCCTGCATGCCTTTGATCATGGGAGCTATGAACTCACTGTACCGTAAACCCTTGTAATGAATTATGGGGTTACCGTTTTGATCAAACTCCTTTAGTGGCTTGCCGTCAAAGTGAGGATCGATGTAACATCCAAAGTCCACACCCTCAACGTCCATTGCATCCTTTACATCTTCAGCAACAAGACCCCAGTGATCCCGGTTTCCTTCTATTCGTTTGTAGATCTGAGGATTAAGCCTGTCAATAAATTGCATTCCGGGTGTAGGACCCTTCAGCACTTTTGAGTCTCGGGCTGATGTGGCAATAGTGGCAGTGCCTGCCCACAGCTGTTCCCACCGAGCACCTGAAGCACCCAGTTGTATAGTGTCATCGGGACTTGGTTCAAAGGACGGTATGCTCACATCGATACCGGCCCATCGTTCATCTCCACCAGAGGTTTCACCAGACATCCAAATGTCACCACCATGTCGAGTTGACTGCATGTAGACAGATGCTCCAGATATAGATTCAACCTTCCAAGCAACCGTAGATTTGTCGTCTTCATACATGACAATAATTGGGTTGTCGTCGATTGACGAATATATTCCCAATCCATCTGATCGTGTTTCAGAAACTAACAGATCGTTGTGGTAAATTTCAAAACTGCCATTAACATTGTGTAAGAAAACCTTATCGTCAGCATCTGTAGAGTAGGCAGCAACAGTGGTAGTGCTCATATGAAGTCTGCCAAGTACCTCACCTGCAGAGCCTCTGAATTGTACGTTAGATTGAGTCCCATTTGAGTCGTACACGTACATACCGTTTGCAGCAGTGGCTATTGACAGCAGTCCTTTATCGTACAGCTTAACGTCATCATCAGGGTCCATATCAATCATAGTGTTCTCATCACTTGCTGAGTCCTCACCCTTGATTATCACATGACCACTTAAATGGAGGTTCTTTATGATAACGTCAAACTGAGGGTCAGCATCGTTAATAGCAATACTTGCTCTCAAGTTACCACTACTGTTCTGCATATTAATCGTAGGTTCTTCATCAGATCCCCACACCGTGATTCCATCGGCACTGGTTGTTAGCACCTTATACGTGGTGAAGTAAGCTCTAAACCCTATGCCATCATCGATGTCAAGCATTATGTTTCCATCAGAGTCCAGCATATGTATGTTACCAGCAATGTGGTTTTTAATATACATGTTAGTGCCGTCGTGATATATGGAGGCTTGAGTCTCAGCAGCATCATCAACCAGTAGTAATGTTGGTGCAGTACCTGAGGTGTCAAATATACTGGCACCCTCAGCAGTGGTCTCAAAAGCTTTTACGTTGTTGTAGTACAACTCGACCTGGCCGTTTATAGAAGAGAAGTACGAAGTCTCATAAGCAGATACTCCGTCATAATTCTGAATCCACATATTGCCGGCTCCTGAACCACGTATCCTGCCTATCGGTGCTCCTGAGGAATTGACCATTACTAATAGAGGATCGGTGCCATCGGTGTCAAACACGTCTATGCCTGCAGCAGTTGTGGCACAAGCTTTTACGTTGTTGTAGTACAACTCGACTTCACCATTGAGATAAGCCTTCATCATCGTTTCCCAGTCAGCACCATTATGGAAATCGAATCTCATAGAGGTAGCATCGTTATAAATCCTTCCCTGAAGACCGAAACTGTTATCAGCTAAGTATAGGGTGGCACCATCAGTTGTTTCATTTCGGATCTGTAGTCCGTTTGTGTGGGCCTGTGCAGTAGAAACACCAGTTCCAGAAACGTTGAGAGTATTATGCTTATGAAGATCTGTATCCCCACCGTCGGTGAGGTCAGTCTCCTGAGCACCAGTCAAGTGATAATGATCAGCAGCTGCACCACCGAGTAGACCAGCTAAACTCTCATGGTCAACTGTGGAAGATCCAGAACCTACGATTGGAGAAGTTCTCC